AGAGTCAAAGCCTGATTTAGAGGTAACTTCTGATTGTGACACAGCCATTTTTGTGGCAGTAGCAGGTCCCAATTTGATATTTTCTACCCAAGCATAAACTTGGACAGGAACATCTGAAGCAAAATCATTATTTGCAACCTTGATCTCATTAACATATGACATCATAACATCAGTTGCTCCTGCAAAGTCATGGAAACTAGAACCTTCAGCAACTTCATCTGGATCATTATCTCCAACAATCCAAGATGGTTTCATGCTAACAAAAGGAATTGACATTTCAATATTATTGTCAACACCAATCTTGGCGTAAACTGCTTCAGGAGATTGAGATAAATAATTAACAAATGCGCTAGTGTCTTCACGGTCATTGGAACCATTAAGTTTATTATGTATTAGTGCTAAAAGGACACCATTATTAGTAGGAAATGGCTGATTAGAAATAATCACAGTTCCGTAATGATACCTAGTAGAATTAAACACAAAACGAAGTTTCATGTCACCACGGAAATAAAAATAATTTTTCAATTTAGATCTAACACCAGGATTTTTACTCCATTCATCCCAAGGATCAAAAGTTTTATCATCAAGGAAATCAAGGTTATTGAGAGTTAAAGTGGTTTGAAAGATCTTAACTGGCCTTTTAAAAAAATCGTCAAGAGACAAATTGTAATTAACTCCACCATCGACCATAGAATAATCAGTATCTTTTTGAGTTACATCAACTTCTTCATCCATGATAACATTTTCTACAACTTCTGATTGAGAGAGAATAAAATTTCTTCTGGCTGCAATCAAACGTGATCTAACACGCATACCATAAAGATATGAGTTAACATAATCTTTATTTTTGAAATCACTATAAGTTGAAAACATGCGTCTTGTTTTGCGCAAGTAAACTTCTAGTTCATCGAGAGTCATATCATCGATAATATCGCGAGTTAACTCTGTTTTATCAGCAAAAATGCTAATTTGTTTTAGATCTTTATACTCATCGCTGAGATTATTATATTTAAAATTCGCAACTCTTTATTTTCAGTTAGTGGGTGAGTCAACCCAAAAACCTATGGACACATAAATCTGGTCTACTTCGTATCATCTACGATCAGCTCCTGATATTATGATAGTAAGGGTAAATACCCCTCTGATTTCCGCAATTTACCTGAAATTGTATGCACTTTATGTCCAATCAAGTGCGCATAACAACCAGTAAATCCAATTGCGATAGTCTTTTTCTTTTACGAAAGAAAAACCTTTAAAAGAAAATATAAAATAAGATTATGTACAATTTAATTACAAATTATATGTATCTTCTCCTCTTGAGAACAGGATACATAAACATAAGAAATGTGAACCAAAAATTAATTTGGCCCATACAAGAAGTGCAAAAGTCCCACATCATAACTAAAATAAGAGCAAATAAATAATCTCTCCAATCATCAAGTGTTTCATAACCTTCTTCACCTGTAAGGTGAAAGACGACTTGGATAGTAATAAAAATTACAACATTCAAAGTAGTAAAACAATAGACTTGAAAAGCCATAATTAGTATTTTAATAATAAAATGAAAGACAAATCGAAAGTTTTTATTGAGAATAATTCTATTTATTGTCATTTGAATTTTCTCTCTAAAAGTAGGATTAATGTAAGAATAAAATCTTTCATAATTATCTAAGCGATCTTCAGGATTCATGTCTTGTGATTGAGAGTTAAGAAAGAAATCATCTTCTTCTATTATGCGCCTATATGTCCAATGTTCTGACCAACCTTTAAAAGTAAGTTCAAAATCAGGATCAGGAGAATCAACTTTATCAGCAAAAATCTCCATAGAATGGTCATACATAACATAAAGAACAAGAAAGTCTCTCGTTTTAAAAAACTGTGGTGTACACAAATTTGCTTCATAATCTGAAATACACTTTTGTAATTCTTCACTTCTATCTGGTGAATAACCATAAATTTCATATATAGATATGTGGTTATCAAGATCAACCATGTCTTCTGAAATTTTTCCTTCAGAATTAGATTGAGATTCCAGAATAGGATCAGAATTATTGTAAATGTCCATATAAGTGGGAAAATAAGAATCAACAGTAAATTTTTGAAATTTAAATCTCTTAAGAGAGATTTCAATAAATTTATCTCTAATTTCATTATATGATTCTTCATTATCACACCAATAAAACATTTCTCTAAGTGCAGCAGCACTTGATTCCATTGTTTGAACATCAGTTGAAACATGAGAACTAGCGACGTTCCAGGTCAAGGATTTAATTAGACTTTCTTTATCTAAACAAGCAACATACCTGTTTAAACCTTTGTGAAATCTAAAATACCTTTTAAGGAAAGAAACTTCTTCTTCTTCAAGGAAGGGCTCTGAAATCTCACCTTTAGTAGGAAGAGTAAAATCCATTCCATATACTTTTTCACAAAAGTTTTTATAGGTTAAATTGTTAAAATGCTCTTTCAATGATTCAGCAACTGGACCAATATTATCATCTCCATATATTAAAATATATGTGAGGGAGAAGAAATCTAAAGGTTCAAAATCAGTAGTAGTATTAAAAGAGTCACCACTGCCAATAGGAGTGCACATAACACAAAAACTATAAAACAAAAGATATAAACCTCTTAAAGAATTGTCTTCTGCTGTAGCATATTTACCAGAAGGTTGGAAACCTGGAATTTGTACCAAGGCTCCATCAACCATAAGTAAGGGAAAAAGATTATCAGTAAGTATGCCTCTAACAATTTTCATTGAATAAGTATTGTATCCTCTAGAAACAAGGAATTTGCATATAATGTCATTACATTCATAACCAACATCTATAGGCATAGAAGTATCATAACCTCCATAATCTCCTCCAAAGAAATTATTGGAAAATTGCCACATCTTGGTTCTCATTTCATGAGCTCCAATACTGTGCATGTTTGTTCCAATGGCTGTTCTAAAAACATCTCCATGAGACATCATGTACGTATAAAAGGGCAAAAGATACATTCTATTAACAAGTGATTCAGGATAACCAGACATAGCAAATACACGAGTGCTTCCTTTATCAACTTTAGCTCTAGGACGAGGTTCATCTTTAAGTTGAGCGCCTAGAATGTTCATGGCAGATTCTCCATTTTCATAATTGTCTACAATTTCTAAAACTTGTTCTATAATTGGAAACATTGGCTCAACAGCATCATTTTTAAAATCTTGAGGTGATTCAACTAAGTAATTCCTCTTTTTTCCTGGAAAGGAATATCCTCCAGAAGTGGAATTCTTCATTGATCTAATATAAAAATTAAAAGGATAGCCATTTTGTGCTATAGTTAAATTCAAAGGATGCAAATTATCCTCTGGTAAATTATCTTGAAGATATTTCAACAAAATAGAACTAACAGCTTTACAGGTATCTAAAGGAAGACATTTCTTCTCTTTAGTTATTTTCCTAATCCATATATTATATGGCCCATGAGTTCCATCAATAGATTTTCGTCCCATTTTAGGGATATCATATTTAAGAACCTTATCATAAGCATACGGAGAAACTCCAATTAAATACTCAATATCTCTAACAATACGAGTGAGCTTCATTCTTGATCTAGGTTTAACAACTTTAAGCGGTGTAAGACCACCTATAATTTTAAGTCCAAAAGTTCCTTCATAATAAAAAGGTGAACCAGGTGAAATGGGGCCTAGGGATTGATTTTGAGGCATACGAATAGGTCCTTCACTGTAAACGTTAAAACCAGCTTCAAAAGGTATATTTTCTAGCAAACTACTTGAAAAAGTAGTAGCATAACCATAAGCTTCATCTCCGGCAGTATGAATACCAACCAGAAATACCTGGTTGTTAACTTTAGCTATAACGGGATTACCGCATTCACCAGCAACAAAAACTCCTGGATATTTAAGGTAAGTTGGTAGGAAGAACTTATGAGGTTTCTTTCCTTTTGATCCAACCATTTTACCATTAGTACTCCTTATAAGAGTATTCGTTAATTCGCCTGTATTCCAATCAATCATTTCAAAATCAATATTTGATTTAAGCAATTCATTACAGAAAGCAAATCTAATATCTTTAAAACTACATCTTCTCAATTTAATAAGAGCAATGTCGTTTGGTAATTTGATATAATCGTTAACAGTAATTAACATTTTAAAACTAGAAACAGCCATCTTTTTATCCATGGATACCTCTATTTGAACACCTTTATCAAGGGCATGATAATTAACCAAAGCCCAATCACCAAAAACTCCTAATAATACAGTTCTTGTAGTGTTGCCTAAACTATCAGTAATAATAGAATATCTTCTATTCTTTTTAATACTATTGAAAACTTGGATTGGTTCGTTATAATTCCTTTTATCCGAGATATATCTGGGAATAAAAGTCTTAATTTCGTCATAATCCTTATCAGTGTCCAATTTAGTTTTAGGTCGAGGAAATCCGGCTTTAGATTTTTTCTCAATCTCTGAAAGTCTCTTTTTATAATTATCTTCGGTGTAATTACCAGAAGATTTAACAATATCACTTTGACTTTCTAGAAATTTAGCTCCACTTAAGCAAAGACTAGCAGCTCCAATAACGAAAGGAGCGGCAACACAAACGGATGTCAAAATAACAATTTCTTTTTTATATTTATTTTTAAGCTTCCACTTATATATATTCCAAGCCCAGCATTCAAAAGTGGCACAAATAAAGGAACGTAATGCTCCTATAAAAGTAAAACGAAAGATGTGAACACACATTTTGTAAATTAAACCTATCAATTCTATAAGAAACGAAAAGGAAAAAATATAAAATATAGCATTAGTAACATCAAAACTAAACTCAAAATTTGATTGTGCGAGGAGAGGCTCTTCATCATTATAAGAACAAGTCTCAACCTCAGGAGGAGGAATATCACTAGTGTCACTATAAGTGACATAATCAGGGATATAAGCCTCGATAGGTGTATCAAGCATTTTCATATAACTGTCATTGTGTTTGAAATGCTTATCCATAAGCTGATTTATAATTCTAGTTAAAGTGAATATATCAACTGATGAACCTAAAACAATTTTAGTATGTTGTTTACTATCTTTAGGAACTTTAATATGAATATTAAAAGTCCATAGGTCCATAGGATTATCACTATTTTTAATTTTCTTAGGGTCTAAAGCATATCCAGCTTCAACTCTATACTTATTTTTAACTATAGGTTCAACAAAAATGAACCTTCTTAAAACAGCAGCAGGATTACTTTGAGTAAGTTCAACCCCCATATTTTCACTATTTGTATCAATAACGACCATCTTAGGTTGAGCATAAGTTTTACCTTTGCTCTCTAATTCTGCCATGTGAACAGGAAAAGGGGATGAGTCAACTAAACTCAAGATTTCATTCATAACAACACTGCCTTGGTTCTTAATGATATTTTCATGTTTAGAACCAGCTTCAGGTATATGAATCATTGGGTTGCATACTGGATCGTATCCATCCCAATGTTCTGCTTCAGAATTTCTAGTATAAACCAGATCATCTGACCACTCTAAATTAAAGTACTTTGCAGTAACTTTATAAAAGTGAACTAAAAGTGAGCTTTTGCCTATTTGCGGTGTACCATGAATAACAAAAGCAATTGGGGGTGAACGTTTAGCTGCAGCAACACGAGAATATAATTCAGCGTGTATTTTGCGCAGCTGATGTAGCTTACTCTTAAAAAGAATGTCACCCTTGTAAGCTACATACATATGATCTCCTTTACTAATACACGAACTTAGTTCTATCATGTATTTATCGAAAGGAACTCTGTATCGCATGGATGAAACATCATGAAAATTTTCAGGTTTACCAAAGTAAACATTATCATAATGGGAAATTAAATCCATAGCGTTATCTAAAAACTCTGCTTTAGGATCCTCTTCAAAAAGAACAGCTTTGAGTGAACCAGCTTTAATGGCTTTGTGAACCATATAAAACATTTCCTCAACACTGCGAAGGATATTTCGCAAAGCTTCAAGGGGAGTTGGTCTAGAATCAAGTTTACCTAAATATTTTTTACAAGTTTGGTAATAATGAATAGGTAAAAATTCTAAACTAACAACATTTAAAATCAACATTTTCACCGAAAGAAAAAGATTGCTCTCAAGGAAAACTGAAAGAAAGTCGGAATACCTTCCGGGTCTGTCACCAGAAGAGGTACCACTTTGTGAAAATAGTGGCATATTTTCCTTAGCTAATTTATAAAAATTAACTAATTTGAGTGCAATTTTATCTTTGGTTCTATCATTCATGACGTTGGATAGAATATATCCAGCAGCAAATGATATATCTCTCAAACTAGATGTAGTAGAGAGAACATACAAAAAGTATAAAATGTGTTTTATATATTTAGTCAAGTTTCCGACAGCTTTAAGACTGACGTTTTTTAAATGAATAAGAGATTTCTTTATATAAGAATCTAATTTCATAATGAAAGTAGTAAAACTTTCATCTTCTTTGTCAAAATCATAGTTTTGAAAAAGATTTTCCATGCCTGCATCTTTAGTAGTTGCGGATGAATCATCTTCTTTAAACATAGAATATGCAAAGGTAACAAACCATTTGGCCCATGCGGCGCCTTTGGCTTTGTATGTATCACTGTCCACTCCAGGGACAAAAGATTGTGAAAATATTTCTATTTCACTTTTGGCTTCAACACGTTTACCGATATAAAATTTTGATTGACTTGTCATGATTTTGTTTAAGTAAACTGGGGTTGAATTAAATTTTGGAGAATAAATGAATAGGATAATGTGAATAATACTACACTTCTAAAATACTTTAAAGAAATGTGCAAGACGGTTAATTGATTTTTTCAAACGTGCAACCATACTGCCACATCACTAAAAGATAAAAGTGAATTACTATACACCCTAGATAGTAATAAATCCTATCAAACGTGTCTGTACTTTTTCTTAGGGAACAACTATTAGCCTCTTATGACTTACAAATGTCATTTATTGGGGTGGTAGTCTCGTTTACCTATAAGTACCCATTTTGATCTAAATTCATCACTAAATAAGATATATTTCACTCAAATTTATCAGAAAGTGCTTACACACTAGATGATAAGTGAAATATATCATTCAACGGGATTGAATTCATTTAAACATATGAGATACAGATCTGAGTAGTAATTCAAGTTACTCAGAAATACCTGACTAGGGTTTAATAAATAATTAAGGGTTTGATTGTATCGTAAATCAACGGGAAATTAATCTAAGGGAAATCTAGCTTATTACTAGTACCGTCTTAATGGTAATGCAGAAATATACATACCATGAGGTAAAATATAAAGTAGTAAGATTAGTAAATTAACTTGGAGCTTCCAAACTCCACGAAATCGACGCCTTG